ACAACAACACCACCATTTACACTATTAAACTTATAGAGAATATTATTTTCTTGTGTTAGATCAAAGTTAGAATCAAGTTTCAGTGATAATGTATCAGAAGCTGCTGATTCTGATCCACCTGGCGATACTGCTCTTGCTACTCCACCATTATTATAAACTGCGAAACCAGGCCTATTATCAATTGGGTGTTGTCCAGGCATCAAGAGAATAGTAGTCTTCTCTACATCATCATTACTATTTCCTTTCTGATATGAAAATCTTGCTGCTTCTAATAGTGCCCTTTGTAGTGTCTTAAAGGGTTGTGCAAGTGAGTTACCTTGATTACTGATGCTATCTGTGGAATCAAGGTCACTTGGTGAAACATAAAGAATACGACCTTCTGTATTCTTAATGAAATTATCTAATTTATTAAGTGGCAATTTTCTACACCAAAACGTCTTCTATCCTTTATTTATCAACTTAAATCTTCTTCATCAAACTCCATAATGTCTTCTGGTAGGTCTTGTGGATTCTCTAAATCCATCTCAAATAATAGTGGATGTGCCTTTTCGTCTATTAAGTAGAAAGATTTTAGATAAAAGATTTCAGGAGTCAGTGTAAGTTGCTCGTTTGCTTTTTTTATAATTTCGGGGTCATCCTGAACTATATCTTCAAGATCATCAAAAGTAAATGGAATATGATTTACCAAATAGGTCTTAATAATAAATCTTTCAGTATCTGTCTCATACCAATTGAAAGAATGTGTTATTTTATAACTCATATTTTTTCCTTTTACTTATATCTATTCCTCTATGTTTTTGATATAAACTTAACGGACCTGGGGTAGTTATATGTCCTGTTTCTAAACATATCCATTTTTGAGTATTAGTTTTTAATCCCCCCTTTCTAGAATCTATTGACATTTGCTCTTTGCTTCTACCACAAACTCCAAGTTTGAATTTTTTGTTAATTTCTCCTTGAACTTTTCCTCCTATTTTTCCACTTCTTTTGCTATTTTCACTTCTTTGTTCTTGTGTTAATTTTGCAAGACCATTTGCATATCCTTTTCTTCCTCCTTTAGAATTTCTTAAAGATTTAATTGAATAATTTCCTCCATAACTTTCATTCAAACACCAGGGGTCATTAAGAACTGGTTTTATCAACCTATCTTCAACCTTTCTACATTCTTCATATCCTTCATCATTATAATCAAACAACTCTAATATTTGTTTTTTGGGAGTATAAAGTTCCCAACACCATTTATTTGTTACTGGAGAACCAAAATAATTTTGGTTATAATATCTCTCTTTTTTACTACCATAATAATAATAAGAAACCTCTTCAAAAGTAATCTTATATGTATAAATTCTTGGACTTTGTGAAGTCATAGTTCTACTCTTAAATTGGTTCGCAATACTATTTATACAAGAAAGGGAGCATTTCTGCTCCCCCTCTACCTCAAAGATGCGAACCAATTAAGGCATTATTATTTAGTTAATGCTCTGAGGGGGACTCGGACCCCCAATCCCATACGGGCGCGAAATTTTAAGTTTCGAATGTATACCAATTCCATCATCAGAGCGTGTATAAGACTATTATAACTCAAAGAATCATAATAGTCAATAGGCGGACCGGGAATTGAACCCAGATTGAGCCCTTATAAGGAGCCTCTTTTACCATTAAAGTACCCGCCCATAAAAGTTGCCTTGAAGCAACATATAAGACCCATATGTGGTCTTGAATCAACAACCTTCTTCGTGATCCGTATGTATTCGGATAAGGTCGTCGTGTGCTTCTATATCATCCACTATAAGGTCATAATCCTCAGCAGGCATTATGACCACTTCCTTCCCTTCACTGGTGATAACAAAAGACTCTCCACCTTCTACTCTTTCTAGTAGATTATCAAAGTCTTCTTGGAATTCTTCTACTGTAAACTTGTCCATTCGTCAAAGAGGATTAGTATATGCAAGGCAATCTTCACTTACTTGACTGCGAACCACTTCCAATACATTCATAAACTGGTCGATAGTCTCACATTCTACGAGTTTCTCTGCACCTTCACTAGAATAAAGATAGAACTTACGTGCCAGAGTATCTACAACGCAACGGGACAGAAACTCTTCGGTGTTGGCAGGCATTTGGTCTTGTGTTGATTACCTTGATATTATAGGGCATGTGGGGGAGGTTGTCAAGGGGTCGGTGCCGTTGGCCAAACTGGATTCTTTGGATCTTCTGTGTTTGCTGGTAAATCCCTAAGTGCCTGACGATAAGTTCCCCAAGCAGTTTTTTGTTCTTGTGTTAAAGGAACATCTGCAATCTGTGTCCAATCACATTCTGTAAGTTTTCGGTCTCTTAAACTCCTCAATTCTTTCCAATAATCTCTTGCTGCTTCTAGTGCTTCTGCTTGAGCAATTTTTTCATCTTCAAGTCGTTGTTTTTCATTATTAAAAGTATCTACTGCTTGTTCATAGATACCAAGTTCTTCTATTCTTTCATTTGGGGAACCATCAGTATATTCTACTTCTCCCCAAGTATTATACCACTGAACGGCATGAATATTTTCAGGAACCCAAGAAATATCTTGTTGAATATTTAATAAAAAATTTCCATCAATACCAATTGTGTTATCGGATGGGATAATTGTAATTCTCATTTTTCTTCACCTTCTTCTAAAATATTTAGAGGAGTGATTTGTGCCGGGATAACTCCTTGCTGAAGTGCCTGAATATAAAGTTGTTGATTTTGTTGATTTGCTTTCACAACTTCATTCCTGAAAGACTCAACAGCAGCACCAGTTTGATTAGATTTTTGTGCAATCTCCACTGCCATCATGGGCATCCAAGTTACGGCACATCCCCATTCATCTACCGGTTCTCCCGTATTTGGATTGGTTCCTCGCATTTGGGTGTACCAAGAACACTTAATTCCTATACAATCTTTTTTAATGAGGGGGCAGAAATCCCCTGGTTTCATTTTTGCCATGGTTAATTAAAATAATAGGAATAGTATAACATAATTAGTTTTTAGATGCAATAATTAAATCTACATATTGAACCGCAAAGTCCATGGCGGTTCCGGTAAATGTGGGATTGGTAAATCCGTGCGTGTGCGCCTGGCCGCTGCCGGAATTTGCTATAGTGAAGATCCTATCGTTGGCATCTCCCCCCCCTGGATATCCGCTCGCGTCGTTGGGTCCAGAAGGATTTAGATCTTGCCTAGTAAATGCTATCCATTGAGGTCCTTCTCCAGTTTCATTATTAACATTGTGACTATGACTTGGTATTTGACTAGTGCTCAGAGTATGATCACTGACACTACCTGCGGAGTTGGTTCCGGCAGGAGTTCTTGAAGCAAAAACACTTGTAAATGCAGTAGAACCACCAGAACTTGCAGACCCAGTTACAACTCTTAGTGCCTTATTATCATGAGTAGTTTGTTTTGTCCATCCAGTTGGTGCTGCTGTTTGTTGAAACAGCATTAAGGTTCCTGATGGTATAGTGGAACCTGCAGTAGAACCAGATACTGCCAACCAGGCACCAGCACTTCTAACATAAGTAGGCATAATATTATAAGACTAAATCCTTTTGATATTTAGTGGTCAATATTTTTATTTAATTCTTACTACAGATTATAACATCAATGTATTGAACTGCAAAGTCCATTGCAGTTCCAGTAAATCCATGTGTGTGTGAACCACCTCCACCAGTGTAAGATATTGATCCATCAAACATTCCATAATCTCTACTCCTATCTGATGTTCTAAAAGCATTGTGATTATTTCCAGCTGGCCATCCTTGAGAACTAGGATCATTAGCATCATTATTGGGGGCATATCCTGTGTGGGTATGACTTGGTATTTGACTAGTGCTCAGGGTAGTATCCCCAACAGTACCAGCAGGAGTTCTAGAAGCAAATACACTGGTAAAGTTAGTTGTACCACCAGAACCTCCGCCAGTTCCAGAGACTACTCTTATAGCCTTGTTATCATGTGTAGTTGATTTTGTCCATCCTGTAGGTGCTGCTGCCTGATAGAAAAGTAATGTAGTTCCTGATGAGAATGCTCCAGCATCTGTTCCGCTAGTATCATACCAAACATCACCATCACATACCCCAGTAGGTTCAGTAGTAGAAACAAATTTTCTACCATAAGCATTACTAGTAGATGCAATATTAATCGAACTTCCACCCGTAACTGTGATTGGATTTGTACATCCATATCCTGTTTGAGTTACTGTAACATTTGATGCTGCAGTAACTGCAATATTTGCGGTTCCTGCTGTAGGTGATGTTGCCGTTACAGCTGCACCAATAAAATTAAGTATTTGAGTTCCAAGTGCAGTTCCTACTGTTACACCTTCCTCTTGAACTGTAATACCACCAATTGCCGGAGATCCTCCACCAGTTACAGAAGCCCAAGACCAACCACCAGAACCATTTGCGGTTAATACATAATTTGCGGTGCCTGTTCCACCACCAGAATCTTGAATTTCCGCTGGTTTTATTTTACTTACAGTTAATAAATCAGTACTTGGATTATAAGAAATTGCAGCATCGGTATATAAAGACTCATAAGCAGAAGTTCCATTATTGGAGTCAACAAAAGTTGGATAGAATGTTGCATTTGTTGCAGTTGATATTGTTCCAACTTTATCTGCATTAGTAGCAGTAGCAACAGTTGCAGCGCCAAAATTAATACTAGTATTGGTAACAGAAGTAACTCTACCTTTAGAGTCTACGGCAAATACTGGTACTACGGTAGCAGAACCGTAAGTTGCTGCTACCACACCTGAGTTTGCGAGAGTACCTACTCCAGTAACATTAGCACTCCCATCAAAATTAACATTCCAAGCCAGATCTCCAGTAATTGCTATGTTTCTGGAAGTTTGTAATCTTGTGGCAGTATCAGAATTGCCAGTAATTGCTCCAACAAAAGTATTAGCATAAATGTTATTCCACTTATTGATAGTACCACCTAGATCTAAAGTTCCATCAGTAGAAGGTGTAATTCCAGTACCAACTCTGGAAGTGAAACTTACTGTATCAGTTGTAGCATCACCAAATCTAACATTACCATTAAAGGTTGATATGCCAGTAACTATAAGATCCTTAGTAGTTGTGAGACCAGTAACACCTAATGTTGCTATAGTTGATATACCAGTTACATTAAAGTCTTTAGTCGTTAATGATTCTGTAAGAGTTCCTTTTCTGGCAGTAAATTCGTCATAGAAAATATCATCCTTTACATATAAATCCCCACCAACATATAAATCTCCACCAGTTGTGGTAAGACCAGTTAATGTTGTAATTCCAGTAACTATAAGATTTCTGGTAGTTGTGAGACCAGTAACACCTAATGTTGCTATGGTTGCTATACCTGTCGCATTAAGGTCTTTAGTTGTTAATGATTCTGTAAAGGTTCCTTTTCTAGCGGCAAATTCGTCATAGAAAATATCATCTTTTACA